AGCTTTGCAGCCATTGTCGCAAGACAACTGTGGAGTTATTCCAAGTTGGCCTACGCCCCACCATGGTCTTCCTCTAAACAAGGATGAGCCTAACAAATATGGTCAATTAGCTTATTACTAATTGACTATATTTGGTGTTGGTCTATGGTGCTACAATTGCACTAGGTCCTTTATACTATATCGATTGGTTAATTCTCAATCATATAATACTCGGGCTAGCACCCCTGGTAGAAGATCAGTATAGTATAAAGATCGCCTTTTATATTTATCAATGCTACAAAAATATTTAATACTTTTATAACATCTTTAAACATAAAAAGACACTTTGAAGATAAACGTTGGATTTCTATTAAAGAATTTCCAGCTTTTGTCTCCTTAGTGTTGTGATCTTATTCCGTAAAAGAATTTAAACAGTCTTTTATGACCTTAATATCACGTATCTCAAGATTAATAACCTTGAGTGGTTGGACTTTTACATTCAAATACCTCAAAGAGGTGATGAGAATTGTAGTTCGACTCTTGGCAGATAATGATGTAGAGAAATCTTCATCAGTGTTTGTTAAGACTGATAAGTTAGGATGACCTGTAATTATTCCTAAATCAATTAGGGATTTCATTATTAATAATGATAATCCTAATATGACTAAGAAAGTTATAGGTGCGTTACTAACCATTATTAGTATTCATAGGGTTTTCCCAACTAGTGTAAAACCTAGCTTGGATACTATTTTAGAACCTTTCGCAGGAGTTTCAACAACGTTGAACCCTGTGGTGCTTAAGAAAGCACTAAAGGAACTAAAATGGTATAAATCCTATAATATTAATAATAAGGCTTCTCTTTACTGAAGCGAGGCTTCTGGTCCCAATACTGTTATAGCTGGGATGGGGTCTGTTAATGATGCATTAGCATTATTACATACTCCAAAACAACTATATCTAGTATTATATAGTTTGATTAAAAGATGAAATTTTGGATTATTCCTTTATTTCGTTTTAATTATTTCTATATTTGGACCTTTGTATATTATTCTAAGTTCACTTGGGGTTATTAAACCCTTTGTGAATGGTAGACTATCGGTGGTTTATGATCAGGCTGGAAAGGCAAGAGTAATTGCTATTACTTCTTACTGAATCCAGACTGTCTTACAACCACTTCACTTATTCCTCTTTAATTTATTAAAGAGAAACAGTGATGTAGATGGTACCTTTGATCAAATAAAACCTTTTAAGGATCTTATCGCTCGATTAAATTCGAGTCCTAAGAAACTTTATGGTTTTGATCTTAGTGCCGCTACTGATAGATTACCTATTCATTTACAACAAGATATATTAAAATTATTAAATTTTAATTTACCTTGGAGTGAATTATTAGACATAAAATGAACCCCGAACTTCAAGCATGATTATTCATGTCAAGAGGTTCGCTACGCTGTCGGGCAACCGATGGGTGCACTCTCTAGTTGAGCTATGCTTGCTATAACACATCATGTTATAGTTAAGTCAGCTGCAATAAGAGTGGGAATTAAGGACTTTAGAGACTATTGTGTTCTTGGTGACGATATCATCATTGCTGATGATAAAGTTGCGGAAGAATACTTAAATCTGATGTCTACTTTGGGCCTTAAGGTTAATAGACAAAAATCTGTTGAATCTTTTAGATTCTCAGAATTTGCTAAGAACCTTATAGGTTATAACAACATAGATTACACTCCAATTGGTGCAGGTTTGATTCTGCAAACAATTAGATCAAAATCATTTTGTTTAAAGTATACTATGGATTTGGTTGATAAAGGACTTGTTTCCTTATTGTACCTCCAACAATTCTTTAAATCAGCTCCTAAATGATATAGGAAAAGATTTAAATTAGTTGTATTTGGAAGTACTTTAAGTGCATTTTGTTCTATGTTTAATAAAAGTTCAACTTTAGACCCTTTTAACGGGGATGGAGTCTGAACTTCTAAAGAACAATATGCTTTAGGTCCTTTTATAGACAAGTTCTATAGTCCTCTTTTAAAAGAGTTACATAAAGAACTTGAAAATAATAAGCGAAAATTTGGAATTGAATTTCTAAATTTTATCTGCAACTTCTGGTTTATTAATGTAACCCGGAAGAATTATCACTCTATACCAGCTTTCCTTAATTTTATTAATCTTGGATTTTATAAATTACTTTACAATTTTATTGTAAAGGATTTATGATCTTTGATTAAAACTGAAATTGAATTGGAAAGACTTATCCTTTGTATGGATAATGATCCACTTCAATATTCAGAATTTCCTTCACTTATTAGAGCTTTAGATGTTCCATCTATAAGTTCCATTAAGTGGGGAGATAAGATTAAGGTTAAGAAAATGGCCACTATGATTTCTCACGTTGCAGAAGATATAATTTCTTATAATCAAGGTAACTTGATTAGATGAAAATTATACTTTCAACTTGAGCAATCCGCTTCTATACAACAAAGTCATTTAAAGGGATTTAGGAAAACTATTTCTCTTATAAATAACTATCTTGTTGTAAGCGTTAAAGATAAGCCTATGGTTGATAACCATTTCTTAACAGGTACAAAAGCTGAAATTAAAATCACGGATTTCCTTCCGTGAACGCGGAGCTAAATGCTCAACGGCGTTAATTTGGGAGCGTTGGTTTTAAACCCAACCCCAAAACGGAGGTTTTAAGATCACCGAAGTACTACAATTCGAAATTGTAGTCTCTTGGATATAATGAAGAAATTCAGGGGTTCCAAGAGAATCAAACCCAAG